CAGTTACAAAGTATGGAGGCCATCCAGACTCATCAGCGCGGAATACATAGTCGGCAATCACAGTGTCAGTTTCTACAGCATTGCAAAATATCTTGCTGCCATAGAGATCATACTTAATAGGATACTCATTTACCGTAATAGCAGAGAGCATAATAAATTCTGATGGAAGCTGATAAGCTGCTTCAAATCGTCCAGTAGGCTTTTCTGCTAAACGGTTAAGAATTGCCTGATCTGTTGCAAAGCGCCACCGAGAGTTAGTCAATGCGGCACGAGCCATATCTTCATACATTGCAGAGCTTACTGTTGCTTCTGCTGTACCGTCCTCAAAAGACTGAATCGCGTCACCACCAATCAAGAGAGATGCGCGAGAACATATTTTAATTGGTGTGTTTGCTATATCTGGCATAGTAGTATGGGGGCCGAAGCCCCCATCCCTTCTTAGTCGCCGTCTGTTTCAGCGACAGCAGTGCCATCTGAAACATCGACTACAGTGCCAGTATTCGACAGAACATTGACAAAATTGGTTGTTGGTACATTTGTATCACAAACAATAATCAGGTCACGAACTGCAAGCATGTTAGCTGCATTGTTAAAATAACCTTCTGTATTTACAGTTGCGATTGGATCTACGGTTGTGTACATCCACAAACTTCCGTTTGAATCACCACCAATTCTAGCTAGTCCACTTGCTGCATAAGCCATTAATAAGCCTCCTAGTTATTATCTAAGACTTCATAGATACCATCGTCATCAATAACGACAGCGCCCATGGACATCATAGATGTTGCAAGGTGTGAGACTTTCTCAGCTACATAGTTTACTTCAGTTTGAACATCAGCATTAATGCCAAGGCCAATTGAAGAAGTGTGGTAAGCAAAGTTTTTACCACCAGCTACAGCAGATGTTGAGAAGATCTTGAAGCCCAAGAACTCTTTCATTGTCATTCCACCTGCGAATGGCAAGTTTTGTGGGCCAACAAAGTCAGAGCTTGCAAACTCATTGATTGCAAACAAGTCAGCAAAACCAGTAGGTGACATTGCCAAGTAGCGCTGTCCGTCTTCTGGAATATCTGCTGCACCAAATGTTGAGAACAATGTCAACAAGTCAGCTTTCTCAAGAGCAGAACCAGTGTCATGAATTTGAGTGCTGTTAGCGCCCGCGTCCATTGCAGCGATTAAAATCTCATCAGTCTTACGACCTAAAGCAGCCGCAGCAGATTGCGCAACAGCCTGACGCTCGTTGATGTTAATCTTCAACTCGTCCAGCTTGTCAATGTACTCTGGTGCATAAAAGTCGGCCATAGTGGCTTCGACGTTTGTGTGCGCCAGTTCCATTGGAGTTACGTTACCATTGCGTGATTTGGTGTTTGCAGTGCCTTTTCCAATTACTTGGAACCGAGCAACCGAGCCAGACACATTGGTAGTACGAACAGTGTTCCGTAGTTTGGAACCCATACGCTGATAAGCCATGTGTACTTCTGTCTCGAACTGCTTGATAAAGGCTTGGTCAATAGTATTAGCCATTTTTCAGTCCTATTATGAAGTTACAGTTGCCAACGGGTATCCGCTTTTCTACGTCAACAAGGGTATCCTCTCGGGCCTTTCAGTGTATTACGGGCCGTAATGGCCCATCGTAAACACTTTTTCCTTTTGGATTGCAACGCACAAATTCAACATACTTGTTACTATTGTCTTCTATGACACCAACAGGCTCAAAGCCTAGCCACACTGCCCAGTCCAACATAAACTCATAATCAGAGAGCAATGTCATGGTCATCATGTGCTGTGTTTTATCAAAGAAATCTATTAAAAACCTTGAACCTCTAACCGCAGCAACAGTCTGTTCCTTTACTTTATTAGAGAACATAGCAAACATCTGAGGTATTTCTTGGTCCTCATTGTACCAAAGGCCACCAATAGCTAAGAATGACTCGCCTTCTTTTCTAGCAAGATAGCAGTCAGAAGATTCGTACATCTCATGCATGGCTTGATGAAGATCATTGTGACCAAGCAGAATTAGCTCCCGCTTGTTCTCTTGCGTCAGGTTTTCAACTACCTCATCGATGTGGTCTAAAGTAAAAGGGGTCAGATAATATTGGCCCCTTTGAATTATTTTAACCTCTGTAGAGTTGCTGGAATCCATCTTCGACCTGTTTAACGAAGTGCGGGTCACGTTTCGCGGGGTTGAAGTATCGCTCATCCTGCATCATCTCCCTAAGTGATTGCTCTGTTACACCACTTGTAGGCTGTGCAGCCCCAGCAAATGATCCATCCTTCATTGCTTCCATTACTGTTTCTAATGCAATGATACCTTCATGGCTTTCGCACATGCGCTCAATTGCTGGCAGTGCATCGCTTGGAAAGAACTTATTGGCAAACATAGATGCAGCTTGAATACGATCATTGGCATTGTCGCCCAGCTTTGCTGACTCAGCCTCTAAGTCTGGCTGAGAACCATTGATAGCTTCGGCATACATCTCAATGCCTTTCTGAAACTCTTCTTGGCTATAGCCATTCTCAAATGAATGCTCAGACCACCACTTGAGTAATTCGTTATCAACAGCCATGTCCTCGTCAACAACGTCTGGCAATTGATAGTCGCCAGCAGTTTCGGGCCTGTCACCGAAAGCTTCTGCTTGTATTTCTTCCAGAAGTTTATTGCGTATATCTTCCTCTTTGCCACCCAGCTTTGACTCAAGTTCTTTATACGCTTTGGCTAAATCTTCGCCTGTGTTGTACTTCTCAGGTAGCCATTCTGGGCGCTCTGGAGCTTCTGCTTGCTGAACATCTGCTTCCGTTACAAAGTCACGGCCATCAGCTTGTGCTGCTTCTATTGCTGCTTCTTCACTCATTTATTCTTACTCCTATGTGAATGTGCAATGCGCTGCTCTATCAAGCCAACAATATAGCGCTGACCTTCCAGATGTCGCAGTTCTTCTGTAGTCACATTAGGGCCATTTACCAATTCTATAGTAATAGAACGCAAATAGCGTAAGACCTCTTTGCCCGCAGGGCTTTCAAAGATCTGGGCGATGTTATGGCTTACCTCGGCATCCTTGTCTGATGCTCGCTGTATTCCATCAATTCCAATGTTAACCTTGTTCGGCAATCATTTGTCCTTGCTGTTGCTGCGCCATTTGCTGCGCTAATGCAGCTATTTGTCTACGCTGTTCTTCGTCACGAATCAAGCTCTCTGGCACACCAAATTTCTTAGCAAGGTGAATTGCTGTTTGTTCACCGTCAATTAGAAGCTGCAACATCTCAGGACCAAAGGCTCCACCAACCAACTCAAGGAACCTAGCAACGCTAGAAATATCCTGATTTGCTTGGGCTTGAGCAAGCGGAGATACAGAACGCACTTTAACTTCTCTACCGTTTACTGTAGGAACTTCTACGCGGCCCTGCTTCTTTAAGATGTATATTACACGCTGGAGTACGGGCTGCACGAGTTCAGCTTGTAACCTTCCGAATGCAGATCCCATACGGCGAGATAGGTCAGCCATACGTTCGGCTACTTCTGTTGCTGTTGCTGGCGTTTTGTTGGGATCGCCAAGCATATCATTGTACAATGCGCGCTTAATATTCAGACGCATATCGCTTAATACTAACTGTGCTACATCAAAACGACCTGCTGCTTGTAAAGGCTGTAGCCCTTGGCTACCCATAGCTTTCGGTATGATTGAGCCGGGAACGAGTTGAATCGTGTCAGGGTTGATTACGCCATCATCTTCCATCTGATAGATGCCAGAGATAGCCATCTGAGCGTTTTCAAGTATAAGCTCGATGGTCAGATTGGTTGTTTTAATCGCAGACAAGGCATTGATAAGCGGCCCACGACCATAAATCTCACCCGCGCACTTAGACCAACGGAAGCAAACAAAGGGATTTGATCCAAGTCCAGTCATCTGTTTCTTACTTAGACAGGTATTAGTTGTCATACAGATTGCGTAACTCAAGTAAGCTTCTTGATTTTTCTTAGAGTAGTCGCGGCATACAACCTCAAGAACTGTAGTCTCTCTATCTTGACCCATCATAGATGTAACCTTGGGATGAAAAACTCCATTAGGATACATCATCTCCAAGTGGTCAAACTTAACCTTCTTGCGCTCACGATAAACGTGGTCAATTTTATCGTCGGGGCCAGTATCTAGTACAAGATGAGGAAGCGGTATCGCAGAGAAGATTACTGGGTTGATTGAATCGCCCTCTTCCACGCACAGGACACCAGTCCCGACAGCCAAGTCCATGAATGACTCATGCACTTCTTGGCTAAAGTTAGAGTTCTGTAGAACCTCAAACACATATTCTGTGA